TCTTTCTCTTTGCTATTGTGTATACCTTCAGCGCTTAATAGCTCCGTATCGCCCGTAAATTGCACTATATCCTTTCTATTCAAATTAGCTCCAAATAAATCCCCAAAATGGTCGCATGCGTCTTTGATTGCTATTGATTTCGCTATCGGTAACGCCATCATTACCGCTCCTTTATTTACGTTACTCATATCCATATTGAGATTGCCACTTCCTTTTGTAGTTTGCAATTCTTGTGCGCCAACGCCATCGTGATACATCATTTCGTTGGTTGCAGGATTCAAATAATGTACTCTTACTGTCACTTCAATGGCATTAAATAATTGAGCCGTCTTAATAACTTCGATTTGATATTTTTTAAAGCATCTGCGAAGTAAGTATTCTACTTTGTCAATCGGAAGGTAATTGTAGCCTTTAATGAATGGGTGTTGTTTTACCCAGGTTGCTGGCGGTGGTGTTGATAAGATTACATTCAACTGCTCTAATGGCACAACGTCTAAATCTAATTGTTTGAATAGGCTTGTAATCGTTGCCTTTGTTTGTTTTGCTAGTTCTTTATTCATAATTTATTTTGTTTTAGTGGGGGAGTTACCCCCCGTTAATTAATATCCTATATTCCAAAGGTCGCTTTTAAATTGTTCCTCGTCCCAATATTCCTTTTCCTCTGCTTCGCTCATCTCATCGTATTCACGTCTTACAAAGCATTGAGTAAAGATTTTAAATTGGTAATCCATATTTGGGTCCTCGATAGCCATTTCAACAAATGTGCTCATAGTTCTATTCTCAACTGTTAAATCCAAATCAATCATGGCAGTCTCATTTGCATACTCAAATAAGATTCCACGCATTTCATCAAATGTGTATTCGTTGTCACATAAGAATTGAGATAGCTTTAAAAATTTCTCGGTGTTGAATGTTGTTTTTCTTTTCATAATTATATTTTTTAATGTTTAATAGAGTGCAAATATACTTCTTTATTTCGTACTACCAAATTTATTTTTATATTTATATAAATAATAATTCGTTAATGGTTTCGCTAATGTCTTTACGTTGTTTTTCAGTTAGCTTTTGTGGATTAATCCTGTTTTTGTTTTGGATCAATTTATTGACTATATCCAGTAGCTTATGATTGTTACTTCTATACGTCTTTAACGTGTTGTTTTTAGGATTGATGTAAATACTTTTCCTACCTAGTTTCTTATTTTTTTCCATGTTTTTATTATTGACAATTATCTATACAATCTGAATGAGGAAATCTATCCACAATAAAGTCGGGTGCTATTTCTTTACTCGGTTCTGAAACTATTATTTTGCTATCTTCAAAAGTTAGGTTTATTTGACCTTCAAAGTTGTGGACCAAACAATACTGAATAAGTTCTTTAATTTCAGCTACCGATGTTACGATGGTTGTGTTTACTATCTGCATATTAATTTAATTTTAAGTAGTTTTTTAATCTAAAAATATCAGTTTTTAAGAATGCAATTTTATCCCAATTCTTTGTTGGTTGTTGCATCTCAATTTCTAATCTTTCTAATTGACATGCTAAATGTACTTTTTTAACTTCATTCATTGTAACCATGTCTAAATGTTTTTGAGTTAATGTGTTTTGTTCGCTTGTTTGTTGTGTTAGTGTAATCATAATTTTTTTTTTAATTGTTTTATGAATGCAAATATATACCCTATTTTCGTACTACCAAATTATTTTGCAAATTATTTTTGTTAATTCTCTGAAACGTTGATGAATAAAGGCTATAAATTTTTAAAAAAAAAGCTCAATGTAGAAACATTGAGCCTAAAACACTAAATTTTAATTATGAAAAAAACGAGTTTATATCGGTAAACCGTACTGAAAATGCATCCAGTCATAGTCTTTTAATCTACCCAATGAAGCGAAGCCATGTTTTTCAAAAATATCAATCATAGCCTTGTAATCTGCTCGTGCAAAACGTGCTGTTTTATGGTTTTCTTTTAGAGTATTTCTATTTGGATCCAAATCTATTGCCGTTCCCCATGAATGAGCGCTTAATTTAGTTCTTGAACCTCTCATTAATCTATAATTGAAACATCCACCAAAATCATTAATCCCCAATTCATTTATTTTGCGCTCTCCGTAACTACTCAATAATTCATTGAATACATTTGTAAACGCTTGAGCTACTTTTTTGTGGCATCTCATTCTCTTAACTGGTTGCCTATCGTAGAACATTGTATATGGTAAATCAATCATAGTGAGATAAGTACCTTCAGGGTTTGCCTTACCAAAGTACTTTTCTTGTTCTGCTTGATTAAATATTTTTACCTTCATGTTATTGCATTTCGTATCTTAACTCTTGTAAATTAAGACATAATAAACTAACTTGTCTTTTATCTAATTTAATTTCAGTGCAATCATTTATACCTTCTACTGAAATTATAATATAATCATTAGTAACATCATCAATTTCAATACTTAACTCATTTGAATACCTATCTTTATATTCTGTATTTTCAATATTTAAGCATTGAATCTTTACTTGTTGTGTCATAATTAATTGATATTTTTACAAAAATATATATTAAAATTTGACTTCAAACTTAATTTTTGCGCTTGTTGACTTGTCGTTTATTTCGCACCCAATTGAAGCCGTTAAATTCTTTATTTGCGCCTCAATTTCAGCCTTTAAAGTTATGTCTGAATGCTTTACCTTAATCGTATTGTTTTCGAGCGTAAACTCGCTATTTTTAGGTAAATTTAACCGCATCAAATCAAACTTTGCGCTTACGATTGAATTAGGCATTTCGCTTAATTTTATCAGTAGAAATAAATCTCAAACCAATGTTAATTACATTCGTTATAAATCCTACTAAAACGGTCAATCTCAACGTCAAATTTTCATCTAATTTTAAGTCAACAAACAATGGCGGTAATAAAGCCATGACCATTGTAATAGATACTAAAATGTTCATTACGATTGTTTTACTTTCGTACCAATGTTTAATTTTCGGCTTCATCTGTTTCTTTTAATGGTTTAAAATTGTTTTCAGTAAGTATTGCAGCGCTTTCAACTCTTTCGTAGAAATTACCATTGTTATCTGTCAATGATTCGCTAGTGTTTATCACTGCAATGATTACGCTATCTACGATAAATCTTTGAACGTTAACTCCGATTGATGTATCTTCTTTGTAGATTGCCGTTGGCATTGGTAAATCTTCACTAACAACTAAAGAAAAGTATTGATTCTCATTGTAATTGATTACATCAATAAGTTGACCCGCTTGTAATATTAATTTTGTCATTTTTTTATCCTGTTATTTCTGTTAATAAATATTGTAATTTAGCTAATGGAGTTGTGAAATCAAGACAATTATTTGTTGAAAATTCCCCGTAAAGATTTGGCCCTATAATAACCAAAGATACATCTGTTGTAAAGAAACTTAAATTGTCATATTTACCGAAATAAACTAGTCCTACGTTTTGCTCCTCAATTTTAAAAATAGATGGGTTACCACTTACATCAGCCATGATTTGTAAATCGAATAAGTCTGTAACAACCTGGTTTGTAATAATGAATTTTGAATTGTCAATCATTTTTTTATATTTGTTTTTTAGTTAATTATTAATATCCGTTGCAATCGTTACAATCGCCACGTCTTCTTATTCTGTTTCTAGTGTTGAAGCTCGAATTAGTTTGCAATCCACTGAAATACGGAGTGCCTTTGTCGGGAGTAATACCATCCAAGAAATCAAAACTATTATACGATGGATAATCGGTTAAATTATTTCGCAAAAAAGTAGTCATCATTTTAGTGTAATTCTCTGCTACACTTCGCACCTCATTTTGTAAAAATTTCAATGCTTCCAAATCAATCGACGTACCACTTTCGCTATCATTATTCATGATACTTTTGTTAAATACTTTGTATTTCAAAAACGGCAAAGCATGATATAACGCATAGTTACAAAGCATGGCACCTATAAAGTCATCTAATATCTTTTTGTTTGGGATTGTTAATGTGTTATTCGTGATTTGAGTTTGTAACTCTTGGTAAAATGTCGCACCCAAGTAATTTTGCAAATAAATATCTTGCGCCTGTAATATGAATGGTTGCAAGTCATCAGGGCTTACAGATTGATGGATTGATGTATATGATTTTAGCTTTGTTTCTGAAACAAAAAGTACATTAGTAACTGCCATTATTCTGCTATTATTGTTGGTTCTATAATCGTTGTTGGAGTGATAAGTAATTCAGTTTCGTAACCTCTATTTAGGATCAAGTTGTTGAATACTCTTAACATACTTTTTTGAATTGGTCGGATACAAGTCCCTATAAAATGACCATACGCAACCGCTAATTCATCTGCATTCGAGCTAAAGCCAGCGCCACCATTGTAAAGTCCCAATAATAACGGGCTTGTAATTCTATGCCCTGTTAATATTCTCGTTGTGATACGAGTTTCTAAAGTCGTGTAGTATGTATCGTTTGTACTTGTTATTGGCGTAACCTCGGGCGCATGTTCTTTGTCTTGGCTAAATGCAACGAATGCCTTACCAGCGTTTTCAGTACCACGATAAGCCATTGTTAACTCGTCGTAAATTTCTTTGCGTTCCTCGGGCGCTGGGATTCCATTATTTAAGCTAATAAACAAAGAAGGGTTCAAACTATTTGCTAAATTAGAGATGTGAAATTTACTAACTTCAATGTCAATTTGAATATCATTGATTGAACCAGCATACGTCGGCAAAGGATAGTAAATATTGCCAGGTTCGTAGTCAAACGCATACAATATTTGCGAAGGACATTCAAGTGATAATCTAGGGTTATAAGTTGCATATTGTGTTGGCTTATATTTATTAGAGTTTTCCCAATTTGTAGAATAGTAATATTCACGAGGCAAGTCTTCACCTGGTTCAATTTTACCACTTCTTACTTTTGTGAAATCTAAATGATAAATTTCGCTTATTGTCTTACCATCGTTTGACCAAATAATATTCAAAGCATACCCACCGAACGTGATATAATCCTGTGCGCATTTCTCAAACACATCGTTCCAACTATCAATCGGATTCGCACGAACTAAAACGTAATTTAAAGCCTCATCCGTGGTCTTTAATCCGTTCCCAATGGTAGCATCTATCTTTGATTGTATTGCCGTTCTATTAATCGCTGAACGTAGAAATAAGCTCGCTATAAATTGAGGATATAAATTGTCCTCTCCGTAGCTTATCCATTTTTTAGAACCACGCTCCGAGAATGTAGGTAAATCTATTTGTATTTGTGAGATTGAATTAAATGCAAAACTGTTCATATACTATTAAATATCTTTTTTTGCGTTTTTTCGCAATGAAATAATTTCGTAAAAATACTTAACAGATACCAATATTGATGCAATAATTGATACTATGTAGAAAACTATTTTTAAATCTTCAGGCAATGTCGTTAAACTTACTCCGAAAGTCGTTGCATTTAGTACGTTTACGGGCTCTTTTAATGTGTCTATTATCGTTTTCATTAGCTTACATAAATTACGCTTTCGCTTTTTTCGTTGTCTGATATATATTCAATTTTTTGTACTTCTGTATCGCCAGCTAGAAATGCTTGTCCACGATTATAGATGTTATTTCCGATGTTAATCGTATAATCAAAATTACCAAATGGTAATCCGTTCAAATGGTAATCTCCTATAATACCATCGTTTATGTAGATGGTAAATTCTGCAAATCTTGTACTACTTGTTTTGTTTTCTAATTTACATATATGCTCAATCCTATCAAAGCCATTGAATAAATGTATTCGATAGTTATTCATGTTTTGTGTGAAGTCTCCGTAAATTATAAATTCGTTTTTTCCTTCTATTAAATTTATCATGACATAAAAAAAGGCGATGCGATTGACCGCACCGCCCTATTTTTTTAAAGGTTAATATTAGTTAGCTGAAGTATTGAAATCAAATCCACCAACTGCTGCTGTTGAATTCGGTGCGATTGCTGCTATTGCTGTTCTACTTGTTGAACTCAATGCTGGCATAGGATCCGCTTCCATTGATTGGAACGTGAATGTATACCCGTTCATGTCTCCGATTGCTTGACCGCCTTCACCTACCATAGTAGATAAAACCGCTCCTCTCGTATTAGCTAACAACCAGTATTGACCCATGTTATCTACTGCGATAACTCTAATCTCACGATTCTTTGCTAACAATAAGAATTCGTTTCTTTTTGCAACGTCTCTTTTTGAGATGTTAACGCTTAATTCAGTTGTGTAAAAAACTGTTCCGTTTGCGTTTGAAATCGTTGCCGTTTCTGTTAATTTCGCTGTGTCTTTTGCAAATTTGTATTGAAAGAAATCACCACTACCACCAGCCAAGGTTACTTCACCCGCTGTAACTGTTTGGATTTCGAAATTGTCGCCCGCAAAAA